TCGAAAAGAACGTCGGCGAAATCACCACCACTCGCGGGCGCTGCTGGGAACTGACCGAGAACAAGAGTACCTCGACCAAGATCCTGATCGGCCGCGGCATCATCATCAAGCCGGATGTCGCAGCTAAACTGCAGGCCGAAGGTAAGCCGGTCACGTACATGGAAGCTGGCATAGAAGGCTGCGACCTTCTGATACCCCACGTGATGAGTTACGCGTGGTGTATCGAGAACTTCCTCGAAAACGAGGAGACGTTCGAGGGCCAGGTAAACCAGAACCCCCGGCCGGCAACAAGTACAACTTTCGATCACAACACGCTGGTCCTCGCGACAGTAGGGTTCGACAAGATCCCGTTCGGCGGACTGCGATCGATTACGTGGGATTTTGCGTACAGCACGAAAAAAGGGCGCGACTTCTCTACCGGATCGGTGGCTCTCTGGAACGACAAAGGTCAGATGTTCATCCAAGACCTTGTCCGCGCCCGACTAAAGCAGAACGATCTGGCCCAGGCTGTGGTCGACTTGGCAAAGAAATGGCACCCGTTCGTTATCGGTATCGAGAACTCGAACGGAGCTGATTTTCTTGAGCCGGCCATCCTCGACAAAGCGAGGCAGACCGGCGACGAGCAAGTCATCGCGGTGTGCAGCAAGATCGACTGGTTTCGGCCCGATACTACCGTCGATTCCAAAAGAATGCGGATGGGCACTCTTCACCCGCCGTTGATGGAAGGGCGCCTGAAGTTTGCGAACTACCTTCCCTACCTCGAAACTCTGTACAAGGAGTTCGAGGGGTGCATGACCAGCCGCAGTGCCCGTAATGATATTCCGGACGTGATTTCGCAGCAACTCCGCTATTCGCCGCGGGTGCTGCAGATGAGCACCAAGAACGAAGTCACGAGTTGGGATCCGGGCGGGACTGACTGGAATCTCATTTTCGAAAATGGAGACCAATGGGGCCGACCTGGTCTCGGCGCTCCGCTGATCCCAATGGTCCAGATCGCGCCAGATCCGGAGATCAACAGAGGCTCGTACGCGCACGGTCTTGACCCTATTTTAGGTGGCGGACTTTTTGGCTAGAACGATTACCGCAGAAGACCGCGAGACATATCGACTCAGATCCAAGTACGGAATCGATCTCAGGCAGAAGGAAGCGCTCTTTCAGTTTCAAGGCAAGAAGTGCGCGATCTGCGAGACCTCCGACCCAGCAACTGTTTGGGCCATCGACCACTGCCACAAAACAGAACGCGAAACAGGTTACATCAAAGTGCGGGCAATTCTGTGTTCGAACTGCAACAGCATGCTCGGCTTCGCGAAAGAAAACACCAAGACGCTGATGGCCGCGATCAGCTACATCGAAAAGCATTCGAAGTGAGGACCTCCTAATGGATAAGAACAGTTTGGTTAGCCTCCCTGGCAACCTCGAGAACCCCCGCAACACAACCGCAAGCGATTTCCCCAGCTCGGGCGGAATGAAGGCCGGCATGGCGGAGGGCAAGAACGAACTCACGAAGCAGAGCGAGAACCAGGAAGGTCCGCGGCACGCCGAAGATTCCGGCGACGGTACTCCGTCGGTCTGGGGTAAAGGCGGCAAAGGATTCTCGGTTGGGCAGTCCAAGTCCGAAACAGGCACAGCGATGTCCGGTCGCGAGGGCGTCGATTTCGTGTCCGGCAAGATCACCGGAAAGAAGTAACTCGTTCACATTTTCTCGTCGTTCACGTTTCGTGAATAGTTCTGTTTAGTGAACATTCGTGTCCGCTTTTATAGGGGCACGTCCGGAAAGCGGACACACCTGTGGCCCTAATCGAACAGCCGACAATAAATCCCAACGAGCCCATTACCGAAGCCGAGGCGCAATCCGCTTTAGCTACAGGGATGTTTGCGGAGGACCCTGCCCTGAAGCTGGTTCTGCGTGATGCCCTGACCGCAGAGAGTTACGAAAACCAAAAGCAATGGGTCATGGGGTGGGTACAGGCTTCGATTCTGTACCAATCCCCGTACAGTCCGCAGTATTGGGACGGTACTATGGTGGAACGATCAAACGTTCCGTTCTACACCGTCGCCAAGGCCGTCAACTCGCTTGTCCCGCAAATCATCAACGGATTGTTCTACGAGAACCCGCCGTTCATGGCGCAGCCTCGCCCGAACACGCGGGTGCAAGCAGCGCGAGCAGTAACGGCGATTCTCGGGTACCAACTGGAAGATATCGATTTCAGGGAAGAGCTGCGGCTCGGCGTTACGAACGCAGTCCTGTCCGGAACAGGAATCTGGAAATACGGTTGGGAAGTATTCGAGCGAGAGCGGACGATCTACCGATTGAAGCAGTCGGAAGTTCCTGTCTCGATACCCAATCCACTCGCTGTCGCGGGAGCCCCTCCGATCGAGCCGGAGCCCGAAGAGGCAGAGATCGAAGAAGTAACCGTGACCGAGGAAGTGAACCGGCCGATTTTCGAGCACATCGTTAATTGCCGCCATGTTTTGGTGGACCCCGGTCTAAACGTCCCGGACATACGCAAGGCTAAGTACGTCATCCATCGGATGTATTTGACGTTCGAGGATCTGAGCAAACTCCGTGGCCGGCCTGGATTCGACATCCCTCCGGAAAAAGAAGTTCTTTCGTGGTTCCTACCTCCGGAAGAGGAAGCTGCAGAGTCCGCATCCGAGCAGAATGCCGTGAATCCGATGGTGGACGCACGAGCGGAAGCCCGGTATACGAAGACCACGATCGATCCGTTTCAGCAGCAACTGGAAGTCCTCGAGAGATGGGACAAAAACAGTTGCATCATGGTCCTCCAGAAAAAGAAAGTCATCTGCAACGACGTAAACCCGTACGGAGAGATACCGTTTCTTTCGATCAACTGGTGGGATGTCCCGGAAGCGTTCTGGGGACTCGGTTTGGCGAAAGCCCAACCCCTTGACGCCAATATTCTGACCCCAGATGGCTGGAAGTTGATGGGGGACATCCAAACAGGCGACCAGGTTATCGGATCTGACGGAAAGCCGCACAAGGTTACGGGAGTGTTTCCGCAGGGGAATAAAGAAGTTTTCAAGGTCACTTTCAGCGACGGCTCTAGTACAGAGTGCTGCAAAGAACACCTCTGGACAGTGGAAACCGCACTGAGCAAGCGCCCCGGCCGCAGAGGTTGGAAGAGAAACACGTTCCAACTCCAAGATTTTTGCGACGACCTGAAGACGAAGCACGGTGCAAACAAGTATTTCGTTCCGATTGTTTCGCCAGTGGAGTTTTCTGAAAAAGAGCAGGCTATCGATCCTTACCTGCTGGGCCTACTTATAGGGGATGGCGGGCTAACGACCGAAACGCCCAAGTTTACTAGCGCGGATGCGGAACTAATTGAAGAAGTCGCCCAGCGACTCCCCGAAGGCATGGAACTAGTTGGCGTACCCGGATCGAAGTACGACCACAAGATTATTTCGCTAGACCACAAAAACAACACAGTTTTAAGAGCAGTAAAAGCTTTGGGATTGAACTGCAAGTCCCAGCATAAGTTTGTCCCAGACACGTACAAGTTTGCGTCCGTCGACCAACGCAAAGAAGTGCTTGCGGGTTTGCTGGATTCCGATGGGAGTGCTGGTAAAAACGGAACTGCCTCGTTCACTAGTTCCTCCGAACAACTGTGTGACGACGTTAGATTCTTAGTGGAGTCTTTGGGCGGTGTCGCAACTAAGTCCAGTTTTCTTCCAAAAAACGGTTTAGAGGCTTTCCGTCTTACTATCGGGGTTTCATTTAATCCGTTCAAACTCACCAGAAAACGCGTTCGTTACAAGCCCCGAACTAAGTACGCCCCGGCGAGAGCAGTAGTGTCCGTTGAACACGTCGGCACGAAACCATGCCAGTGCATTATGGTCGACGTTCCCGACCACCTATATGTAACGGACCACTGCATCGTTACCCACAACACAATAGGATCCGAGCAGCGACTGCAGCAAGGGATCACCAATCTCAGCCTCGATAACGCGGCCCTGAACCTGAACGGCGTGTACACGCGTGTCCGCGGGAAGAACGTTCCGACGCAGCAGATCAGAATTGCACCGGGCAAGATCGTGGATGTTGAGGAGAAGGACGGCTTCCAAGTCCTGAAGCGTCTCGATCCGATTCCGGAAGCGCTGCAGCATCTGAATCTCTCGCAGGCAAGAGCAGAACAAGTATCTGGTGCGAACGAGCCAGCCACGCAGGGTGTTGCTGGACCGACAGGTCACTCCAACCTTGCTCGATCGGCCGCCGGCGCTAACCTGATCGCCTCCGGAGCCTCGACGCCGGTTTCCGACTTTATCGAAAAGCTGTCCAGTCAGGTGATCGTCCCGTTTCTGACGGCGGCACACGAGCTTAACCGAGCCCTGCTTCCCCAGAAGACTGTCCGTTACATCCTCAGCGACGAACTTGAGCACGAGTACATGAACGACGTGCTCGACGATGACGGAAAGCTCGTCCGCAAGGGCGGCGACATGATCGAGTTGCTGAACGCACGCGTTCGCTTCTCCATCCTGGCCGGCGCGAAGATGCAAGCCCGCCGCAGCATGGCTCAGTCCCTGCCAATCTTTGTACAGTTCCTGACCTCTCCTGAGTTCAGCGAGCAGCTCGCGATACAGGGTCTGAAGGTCGACATCAAAGAAATCATTCGCATGTTCTACGTCGTGTCTGACTGGAAGAACGAATCCGCAGCGATCGTTCCGATGACCGACGAGGACAAGCAACGGATGCAGCAACGCCAGAACGGCGCCCTCCAGGGGAAGATCCAAGGGCAGGCCATGCTGGAACAACAGAAATTCCAGAATCGCCAGAAGGAATTGGATTCCGAAAACGTCGCCAGGGCCGCGAGGGATGTACTCAGAGAGATCTTCAAAAACGCCGCGCAAGTACCAGGTGGAACCGGAGCAGAAGCGTTCGGCGGAACAGTCTAAGGGAGCAGCATGGCCTACACAGAACCGATTTTATTGAACCCCCGCAATCTGGGAATGGGCGTCGGCGTCAAAATCGTTTCCGCAGCAGTTGCGGGAGGCGCCCAAACCCCGTTCCAAATCAGCCCGACCTCCGGAACCTACTGGGGTCAAGTAACTTTTCAACCCGTCAAAACCTCTATCTCCGCGCTTGTCGCAACGCTCGAAATCGACATGACGGGTGTCGACGCAAACTTCGTAGCGATGCTGACCGGACTCGATATGACAACCGGCCTCGCGCTGAACCTTAACGGCGGAAATATCCGGTACCGATTGAACTTCACCACGTTCACAGGAACAAGCGTCGATATCTGGGCGATAGCGGGGTAATGAAAACAATGAAAACCATTTTCCGAATACTGTTTCTTGGTCTCGTCAGCGTGTTCGCCCCCAAGTCGAACGCTCAGGTTGCCCGTGTATACAACGTAGCCAGCACTCCGGCATCTTGCACATTCACGCAGTTTTTCGCAACCCCGACAAAGGGGTACATGTGCATCGGCGGAGTTCCGGTGCAGGTCGCAACTGCCGGCGGAGCCCCCGTTACTGGAACGGGAACCGCTAATACGATCACCAAATTTACTGGAGCGGCTACTGTCGGGAATTCCGGTATCACGGACAACGGGACCACAATCGCGACTGCGGAAGGCATCGAGTTCCACGGCAATGGTCTTGCGACAAGTACCTTTCCGTACGTTCTCGTGGAGAACACTACGGCAGCTACGGCGCTGGCACCTGTCCAGAACTCCCCTGCCCTGCAGTTCGGCGCGACTGCCTGGGATACGGATGGGGCTACTTCCGATACCCAATCGTGGCGAATTTACAACATTCCGGCAGACGGTAACACCACAACGTCGTCGTTGGTATTCCGGCAGTTTCAAACCGGAGGAGCGTTCTCCACCAAATTCGCTATTCCGAGCAGCGGGTTTACCGCGGGTTCAGTCACGTTTATCGGATCGGATGGATTCACGCTCTCCCAGGACAACGCGAACCTGTTCTGGGATGCCACGAACGACTCCATTTTTGGGAAAACAACTACTGGTGCTGCTGCTAATAGCCGAGGATTTACAAGCAGTAATCGAGTAGCGGCTGCTTTTGGAACTTTGGGAGTAACTGGTACAGGAGACACCCATGTCGGCGTTTATGGGCAGTCCACAGTTACCGAGGATGTTTCCGAAAGCGGTTCGCAGGCTCAGGGGGTAATCGGTAGAGCCTATGTAGCTGCAACCGCCGCAACTTCCGCTATTTGGTCAATCGGTGGGGATTTTTTGGGGGCTACAACAGGCAATAAGAATTTTACAGGGAAAATTGTTGGAGTTCGTGCAGGAGCGGCAAATCAAAGCAGCGGTACGGTTGACGAATTAATTGATTTTTGGTCGGGAGGGGCAAGTGATGTTGGGGTTACTACTCATTATGGAATTAAACTTGATGACTTCTCAGGAGCCACCAACAACTGGGCCATCAAGACCGGGGCGGGGCTTGTAGATTTCGGGGATGACGTGAACACCGCTGGAGACTTCTGCGTTCTGGATGACTGCGGCGTAACGGACTCGGGCACCACTTGCGAGATCACCGAGATCAAGGGTGGGATTATCACAGCAGCAAGCTGCACCTAACTTGTTGGAAAAAGGAAAATGAACATGAGGAAAATTCTTTTGATTGCGGTTCTGCTGGTGTTTGGGGGGATCCCTTCGTTCGCTCAGGAGGACCTGACAGCTCGCGAGAAGCAGGATCTGCAACGCATCCAAGCGAACATCGCGAAGTTAGACACGTTCATTGCGGATCCATCGCTGGCAAAAGCAGTTTTTCAGGAGCAAGAGCACCGTGCCCGCGTGGCGCTCGAAGACTTAAAAGAGAAGCAGGCGGATGAACTTGCAAAGGCCGAAGCCACAGTGCAGCGTGCGGTCGATCTGCAGAACGACAACGCCAAAGCCATCACCCTGTTTGAAGCGCAGAAAGCCGGAGTTCTGAACTCTTTGGAAATTTTTGAGAAGCGCGTACTGCGCGAGCGCCTGCTGACGACCACGGATTTCAAACTGGATCCTGTTGCTGGCGTGGTGGAAGAAAAGTCGGCACAAGAAAAAGAGGTAGGACGATAAGGAGTGGTGCTGAATGTCTGTTAAGAATCCAGCGGAACAGATCATAGCCGCGATGGAGTTATCCGGCGAGCCGATCTCGGAAGAAGAAAAGAACGAAATCGAGTTGTACCAAAAGGGTCGCGCTCTGGGCCATATGGTTCAGTTCGAAGGATGGGAAGTCATTACCCAGATGCTTCGGAGTTACGCGGAAGGGGCCACACGGCAGTTGGTGACAAAGATCCCGCCAGGCAGCCCAGAGGTGGTAGCCGCACACGCCGCAGCCCACGCTGCAAACGAAGTTGTGAACAACTTCTTTTACGACGTTGACAGAGCGATCGAAGCTTCGCGAACCACGCCGGCAGTACTGAAGAGAGCCCACCGGGCAATCGTCGGTCCCACAGAAAGTATCTAACCCGTCCGCATTGCGGACAAACCTACGCGTCCCGCTGTATTAGCGGGAGAAGGAAAGAACATGTCAACTGTGAATACACCCGCTAACCCCGATACGGATCTCTGGATTGACGATCAATTCGGACAGCTCGATACACGACGCGCCCCGGAGGGGATCGGGACATTCAAAGACTCGCTCGATATTTTGGCGAACGAGAACCCGGAATTCGCGCCGATTCCCGACCCAGACGACGAGCCGCCGGCAGACACCCCCGTTCCAGAACCTGTTCCGGATCCTGCTCCGGCACCGACGCCGGTCCCAGACGACGGAGCGCCGGAAGTAATCGAAGGCCCGAACGGCGAAAAGATCACGATCGAGAGAAGCAAGAAGGGCTGGAAGACATCGATCGAGGACCCGGACGGCGGAAACCCCGAGGTGTTCTACGGCAGCACGCAGAAGGAACTCCTGCAAAGGCTGGCTGTCGGGAAAGCAAACGCAACCCGGCAGATTCGAAAGCTGAACCGCAAGATCAAGATCGGCGAAACGCCCGTACAGACTACCGAGCCGACGCAGCAGACCGCGACCCCGCAGGTTCGTCAGCTTAGTGCCGACGAGATCTTCCAGATCAAAACGGAATTGGCGGCCGACCCGGACAAAGCTCTGCAGTCGTGGTTCCAGAAACGAACCGGACTGAGCCTCGAGCAACTCGTGAAACTGGCGCAAGAAGGCCAGGCCGCGAAAGAATCGTTGGACGCTGAAGCGGTAGCCAACGAGTTCATGACACAGAACCCCGACTATTACGGATGGCAATCCAACTTCATTGCTATTGTCGGGTATTTATCGAAAAACAAACTGAACCGCGTTATGCCGGAGACGCACGAAGCGGCGAACGAAACGGTCGGTTTGCTGTATCACAAAGGATTTTGGACAGTTCAACATCTCACAGAAGCTTACGAGGAGCTTAACGAATCCGGATTGATTCGTCCAGCGCCCAAAGCGACTGTAGCAGAAACGCCAGCAGAACCCGCGCCCGCACCAGCGGCCCCCGCGGAGCCTGCAACCCCGTCGAGCGGACGCATTGTCCGAACAACGACGGCCCCGCGAGCGGGCTTGGGAATTCGGACTCGGGAGACATCAAACGCTCCCGCACCGAATACCGATAAGCCGCTCACAGCCGAAGAGATTGGAAAACTCGATGATTTGTCTGACGCGGAAGTCGACCGGTTAATGACCGCCGCCCGTCAGGCCAGAGCCCAAGCTCGGCGACAGCAATAAAAAAAGTAGTTAAACCAAGGAATTTCAATGGCTTACAGCCCCGCGAGTATTTTAACCTCTGGCGCCCTGCCCAACCTGCAGGCGATCTATTACGAGCGTCAGAGCATCCCCAACCTGAAGGCGAACACCCCGTTCCTCTCGATGACGAAGCAAAAACCGCTTCCGATTCGCAGTGGAAACCAGATCCAGTTCTACACCTACGCACTGCTGGCCGCTAACACGAGCCAGACCGCGGAAGGTACGGTTGGATCCCCCATCACCGAATCGTCCACCCGCATTGTTGCGACCGTGGGCCAATATGCGGACTACATCAACACGTCCGACCTGGCAATGGACGTTGCGATCGACGACCCCAGCCTGCTCCAGAATCTGGCGACCGAGCTGAACTACCGTTTGGCTTTGACGCTGAACTCTCTGGTGCAGATCACTGCGGACGCCGCGGTCGGTGTCGATGGTTCGGTCAACATCGATCTGGCTAACGGAACATTCCTGACCGCCAACAACATCCGCTCTGGCGTCCAGGGGCTCGAGGCAGTCAACGCTCGGCCACTGACGAAAGAAGGCCGTTGGGGCGGGATCGTCCACCCGTTCGTTGTCCGCGACGTGCTTAACGACACGTCCAGCAACGGACTGACCGACATCCTGAAGCGCAACGAATCGACTGTCAACAAACTGATGGCGCCGATCGAGAACGACAGCGTCATTGAGTTCGCCGGCACCCGGTTCAAACAGACCACGACCGCTCCTTCTGGAACCGTCGATGGCGTGACGAAGTACAACACGTACATCTTCGGCGACGACGCGATCTTCTCCGTGTTCCTGGGCAAAAACCCCGAGACCGGCGAGAAGAACTACCGTCTGAACATCCAGGAGGCTCCGAAGAACGGCAGCGTGTCGGATCCTGCGGCGCAGATCGGCGGTTGGGTCAGTTATAACGTCCGATATACCAATAGCTTACGGCCGGGAGCGACGATGACCCTGCGTCGTCTGCAGTCCCAGACCAGCTCGAGCTAACCTTTCGTGGCGGAGGGCGGTCGAATTGATCGCCCTTCGTCAATGTTTTACTGCCTGGTGAAACTCCGGGCGAATCCGGCCTGACGGAAATCAGGCGAGAATTTACATGTTTGCCAATTTGGCAAATATAGACTCCGGACCCAGAGTAATGGGCACAAGACACGCCCGTCCCTAATCGGCTTCACGCCACCCCCGCATTGGGGACCTCTTGGGATAGGCAAAGCGGTAAGTGCGGTTCCCGCGGAGTTTCTGACGGCTGATCCCCGGCAGGAGATCCGAATCACCGCAGCGTCGGAGCCCTGGCAGGGGTTCCAGCCCCGAGTGTACCGCCCGCCTGCCAGCGGGTAGTTGCTCGGGATAATATCCCGCGGCAGCCTGCGGAAAACCCTCCGACAAAACAGGCTGCCGACATTTTGTCCGCATTACGGACGTTAGCCGGCGTCGTTTGAGCCGACCGAAAAGTGTTCAAAACTTTCTGACAGAGGACGACGATGGCTAACCTTTGGGAAATTATTCCGTATGGACTTCAGTCGGGTGACAACATTTTCGCGTTTTTTAATGAAGATGGCACCGACATTCTTTCTGCGATTGACGAAAACGGTGATTTTACCGGCAACGTAACGGGCGATGTTACAGGCGGGGTGGTAGGTCCTGTAGTCGTCCCGACAGGCGACACAGCGGTGATCGCTGACGCCGACGCTTTGACCGTGGGCGGCGTGATTATCGCCCAATCCATTCCTGCAACCATGCACGCGCAGGCCGCCGCGGATCAGGTGTCCCGGACGTTCTTCAACGCAATAGGAGCTTGGCAGTTGGTCGCCGTCAGCTTTATCGCTGCGGTTGCTGAAGCGACGGCCGGATCCTTGAGCGTCCAAATCACTAAAGATACCGGCACAGATGCCCCTGGCGCCGGAACGGTCCTGCTGACCAACAACACCAACGCCGGCTTCAACGCAAAAGCGACGGCCAACACCATTCAGACCGGTACGCTAACAGCGACTGCGGCATCTCTGCAACTGGCGACAGGGAACCGCTTGTCCGCGAAATATAGCGATGCAGCGACCGAGTTGGTGGGCGTCACCATCACTGCCTACCTCAAGAGAATCTAAGGAGACCAGATGGCTACCCTTAAAGAAACGATCCAGCATCTCACGTCCGAGAACCTGCGGGATCTTGCCCGTAACGAGGCCGCCCCGAAGGAATCGCGGCTGGCCGCGGTGGAGATCCTCAAGCAGAGGAAGTCGAAACACGTCAACCACCCCGAACTGATCGACCTCTCCCGCGAACATTTCCTGCGCTTGAATCCCGAGGAGTGTCCTCCCGGCGAACCGGATCCCGATTCTGCGATCAAGCCAGAACCCGAAGAAGTGGTCGACGAAGACCGCTCCGCGGAGGAGCTTCTTCTGCAAGACCTTTTCCAGGACGGACCAGGCATGGAGAACGAGCCTGAGCCTGAACTTGAGCCCGAGGCCGGCCCGTTGAAGGCATCGGTTACAACCGAGACTCTTCAGAAGGACGAGGCAGATCCGGAGGAGTAAGTGCTCTGGAACATCGCAATCTTCGCGGCGGGCTTCCTGGTTGGGATGGTGTGCGCCCCGTTTATTTTCGTTTTGCTGATGATCTGCCAAGGCATGGCCCGCATTAAGTTTCACTAATCTCAGAACGCTACACGAGATCGGAAGTTGTTCGACACATCAGATTTAATCAGGAGCTTTTACCGTGAATCTCAACACAGTAGCCGCATTTGTCGGCGGCACCGCAGTAGGCCAGATCGCCTCTCAGACGTTGGCCTCGACAACCGAAACCGAATTCAAATACAACACTGGGGCATCCCCGACGACCGCGATCGCGGTTTTGGCTCCTCCGATCAGCACAGGCATCTACGGGTCCCGCGCTCCGTTCGATCCTTCCGTGAACCAGGCACAGCCTGTTCGCACCGGTACGAAAGTCGGAAGTCAGAATTTCAACTCGACGTTCCTCTCCGCAGGCCAACCCTTCCTTGTCCGTGTCTGCGGCGTTGCAACCCCGGCTTCGAACGCCGGTAACACGCTGGCGATCATCCTGTATCTTGGCGCAACCAAGTCGGGAACCGCTATCTGCACAACCGGCGCGGTCAACCAAGCCAGCACCACGACCGCTCGTCCGTTCATCGTGGAGGCGGAGTTGATCTGGGATTCGACCTCCCAAACCGTGTTCGGTCAGTTCTGGTGGAAGTTGGAGGGTACGTCGTCCACCGACTACGCAACATGGGCCGAGCTTTCCGCTAACGGCAGTTCCGTCACCGCAGCCGCTCTGCAGTTCTGCGCCAGCGCGACTTGGGGGAATAGTGCGGGTGGGGTAACTCAGGTCAGTGAATTTTCTATAAGCCGTCTCTAATCCAACCTCGGGGCGCTCGGCAGCCGGACCGAAAAAGTTACCCGGTGGGGCGCCCCACCTTTCATTCCTGCGAAAGAGGAAACGATGTCGTCTGATTTGTTGCAAGCCTCCGAGGTACTTAATCGCGAGGTTGTCGAATCTCCGCAAATGCTTGGAAAAGAGTGTGTCCTGTGTTCCAAGATACTGGCCTACTCATTTTTCAAACGTGATGCCTCATACCGTGACGGACGCAGGGACATGTGCGATGTCTGCGAACGAGCCCCGCGGTTAAGCATGGCCGAGCAGGTTGCCCGACTTCGCGAGAGCAACTACAACTCCGAAGCAGTCCGAGCACAACGCTGGCCGTTTCAGGATGAGTATGTGGACGACGCCGCACGAGTAGGTCGCGGCATGCAGTCCTCGGACTTCATCAACATTCTCCGAAAGCTTGTTCCGAGCCTGTATTTCACCGATGGCAATGTCATCGGAGACATCGCGGTATATCAGGTCAGCGACAGCCCGAGGCCAGACTGGGACGGAAAAACCTACCGGTATCTTTGGTTCATTCCGAAAGGTTTCCTCCCGGAATACAGCCAGTACCAGTTCGACACTGTCCGTGACGTTCCCATCCGGGAGAAGCAGCGCGGCTGGAGAACACCTCTGTTGCGACTGATTGAGTCCGGTCTTCTGAGCGAAGAAGACTGCAACGAAGTGTTCGGCAAGCCGACCGGACCGGCATCGAGCGTCTGGTATCGCAATCTTCACAATTTCAGAAACCGTTCATAACTTGTTGGCGCCGGATTGCGCCTTGATTAAAGGAGAACAAATGTCAAAAACAGAGAAACCCGACAGCACGCCGGAGATCACGGCGGACAAAGACGGTTCCATCAAGATCTCACTGAAAGATCTGGCCGCCCTGGTTGCGACTGCGACCGAGTCTGCGACACAGAAATCGGCCGAGGTCATTGCGAAAGCTCTGATTGATTCGCGTAAGCCGTATGTCGACCCAAAGCAGGAGCAGAACGAAGAGCAGTTCCGGAAGTCGACGCTGGAAGTTCAGCAACGCATCCGTAAGAACATCAAAGCAGCCCAGAACACTTGCCCGCACGAGCAGGGTTGCAACGAACTCAGCGAGCAGTCGAACGGCCGATCGAGCTTCGTGATTCACCGGACCGATACCGGACTCACGATCGGGATCTGCACGAACTGCCAGAAGTTGATCCGCTCGGATCGACCGGAGGACTTCTCGTTCTTCAAGCGTAAGAGCGGTAATCGCGCATCATCGGCGGGGATCCGCAATTTCATGGATCCTAACGGGGTTCAGAAACGCGGTGCGCCGGCCGAATCGGCGTATGACGATGACGTACCGAAGGCTGCCGCAGTAGCTTAAAACCCAAATTGGCGAGTAGCTCAGATGGTAGAGTGCGCGACTGTTAATCGTGTGGTCGCTGGTTCGAGTCCAGCCTCGCCAGCCAATTTT